AAGCTCTGACTGGATAACTGCAAAGCAGTATGTCCTTCATCTGCAGACGCGGCGGTCAAAAAGCACCTCGTGGCGGAAGCGCTATTGTTGTGATTAGGAGACTTATCAATAATGTAATAAACCTCTCCTGAAACGTCAGAGTCTGGAATACATTGCCCATAACCGTCAGCCTGCTTGCAGGTAGCGGGGTCTGTAAAATCATACCAGCAACCTCTCTCTCCGCTTCTAAACAATTCGGCTGGAGTCCACTTACCTCTACGATAATTTGTACCAGCAGAAAGTGCTCCAACGAGTTCTACGCCACTGGTTACAAAGTTAGATGTCGTTCCACTCGTATCAACATCTACAGGCTCCATTGGAGCAAAATAGCAAATACCTACGTCATATGGATGGTCAATATAGTCCAGGTGCTCCTCTTTGGTAACAAGTTTTACTTGTACGTGGAATGGGGAAAACTGCCTAAAGATATCTGCGATACCATCCATGACCGAATCCTTGTCATACAAAAGGTCATTATATGCATACCCTAAAGAGGACAAGTGGGTTTCTGAGATTACCGTAGAAGATTTCGAGTTCCAACTATCTGCCAGACTCATACCTAAATCATGCCCACTGGCAATAATTCCTGCCCAGTTCGGGGCAGTGCTCATAGAGGAAGTAAAGAATCTAAACTTGTTATTTGTACCACCTAAAAGAGTTGAATTTACAGAAGATGATTCCACATAATTGGCAAACTCGGTAACCCTAGCTGGGGGAATCTGATACCCAGAAGAATCTGAACGATTAACAAGAATTGAAGATAAAGACGATAAAGAGTGTGTATCAATCTTTGAAGTGCGGTAAAAACGCTCATCTTCCCAAGGTGGAATCTTTACAATTGCACCTCTGTGCATAAATCCTGGGAAATCGGGGTCGTTTTTGTCCCACGAGGATAAGGAAAAGGGCTTTCCATTAACATCAATAAAATCTCTCCCTCGAGAGAGAACATCCTTGTGAACTCGTTCAAGGATAGAATCCACATGAAATTTAATATTTTTAGCGTGGTCTGTTTCGGAATAATTTGTAACTCCTAAAGCAGTTCCAATAGTTGAATTGTAGCGCGCCTCCTGTAACTCCGGAGCTTCGGTAGCCAGCATATAGTACACCAAGCGAGGCAAGTAAGATTCCCAACACTCAACTAAATTATCAATAGGATTGAATGTATTTCCGGGAAAAATAAGACCCATAGCGTCTTGTAGCGCTTGCCTGGTCCCTTTTGATTTGTACAAAAAGACCGCTTTCCTTAATTGAGCTCTCCACCTTTCAACATCCGAAGTTAGGAACTTCCACCCAATTAAAGAACCAAGATACGACAGGAACTCAGGAGGACAATGCTCAATATCAATTAGTGCGTCTAAATCCTCAACTACAGAATTAACATCATAAAAACCGAAACTAATAGCTTGTAAATATTTAAAGAAGGGCCCAGCCGACTCAATCTTTTGTGGTGCGTTAGAACCTCCAAAGAACAAATCAAATGCATCCTTAAGTTCTGAGGACCCATCATCCTTGGTATTATACCACACACCAAGAAGAGTCTTTAACCCATCTAGCAGCTGAGTCCCTGATGCGTAAGTGAGAGATGAGAGACCTGATGAGCCTAGTCCTGCAGCAGAAGCGGCGGTATTAAAATCCCCCGGAATATAACTTGCCGGACGGTTATAGGATGGACCTATACCGGAGAAAATATACGGATAATCCCTATTCTTCCAAATATACTCAAAGAGTCCTTGAACTCCATCCTTGGGAGTTAAAGTCTTTCCAAGGTAAGACCCACTAACGAGCATATCTCTAACAATAGAGGACGGTGCGGTTACCGCATCTAGTGAACCAATAGTAGCAACATTAGTAGGTGGATGTCCACCAGCAGAGGTGTTGAGCATATACACCCACGGCATATTGGACATAAAATAATCATGAGCTCCCTTCCTAGTTGTAACAGAGGATACTTGCCCAGAAAATCCTTGTAGGAACGTATCTGAAATTTGGTTTAATTCAAAGTTCGGTAACAGTGTTCCAGAAACAAAATTCCGAAAAGAATCAATTGATTTAAAATCCTTAAACCTTTTATTTAAGGGTCTTAAAAGTTTGTACTCTACCTCGTAGGGTTTAATTTCAGTAGACGGACCTCTGTGTAACATCTTCAGCCGAAGAGAAGATGGAGCCTCCCCACTCACAGGGAGAATATTAGGAAGGTCATTCGCTACTTTAAGAATTTTTCCTAAAACTTCATAAAGTACTTGGTTTTCGGTACCGTAAATGGAAACATCACTATCAAGATACAACTCCGGAGTAACTGTTTTAAAAGTCTCAATGTAGTTGTGTTGAAATCTAGTTCTGGACGTTCCGACGTTACCTATACCTGACTTTGCCATTATACAAGCTCAACATTTATTTCTATATTATTCAATTGTAGAATTTCATTAAAATTTAATTTAATATCTTCGGTTAAATTATCCACTTTAGAAAATCTAATTTCCGGAATAGTGAATAGGGCTCTATTTAATTTCGCAAGCTCAAATCGTTCCCCAAACTCTCTATTATCCACATGAAAATATGAAAGCATTTTATCTCCAGCTTTCCGCTTAATATCTTCCTCCACCTTTGCAGCAGCCTTATCAATGTATATTGTTACAACTAAATCAAGAGTTCTAACTAAGCCATCAACAATAGTAATTTCATCCGTTAACATTTTAACAGAGTTTAGCTTTGATAATAGCTCCTGCTTATACACAATAGGCGCTCTCTCTAATTGCCTATCTGAAGCTTTACTAACAACAAAAATATCAATCATATTTGCACCGGCACCAGAATCTCTCAAGCTGGCAATTCCTTTTCCTGTTTGTCCTGCGGTAGAAACAAAAGAATTAACCCAAGCAGTATAGTCTTCCCCAGTAACTGCACGATACTGAGTTTTAAAAGAATACGGAGCGTAACGCTTCGCGTGCGATAATGTTTCTGCATTAGCACCTCCTGTAGCCATAGTTAGATTTTGAACAGCTACAGATATTACACCGTCATCGCTGTGAGTCGCTGGAAAACTTACGTTAATATAATTACTAGGAATATTTCCCCTCTCACCTCCTCCAGTCCGATACATGACTCGGTATCCTACATTAGCGGCTGGTGCTTTCCCTCTGGCACCATCCCCGAAAATTAAGGTTGCTGCAAAATTAGAATCATACACTTTTTGGAATACTGAATGAGTTCCTCCAGAAGCTAGGTAAAGATTTTCTATCTCGTGATAGATGGTACCATCATCAGCTGAAACAATCATGCTACCTTCAACAATTCCGCTATCATTTACAGCTATAGTTTTGGTTACATCCGTGTCAGAGAAAGTTCCGGTAGACTCCTTTATTTCCCCTTCTAAAAGGATAACATTATTAAACTGTAACTTAGCAGACCCCAATGTGTCAGTGTCTTCGAGAGTTATATCCCTAGCACCCAAATCAATTTTTCCAGTAGCAGTGTTGTACTCGTAAATTGTATAACTTAGAGGTGCACTGTCTTTATTACTTGGAACTGCAAATGTTCTATTTTCAAAATAAATAGTTAGTGTGTCGTCCGCCTCATCCAAAGCATTTGGAGATGTAATTAGAGCAGTAGCTCTACTACTAGTAGGACCCTTCATTGATACGCCAATTAACTGTAACAACTTCCTTAAATTGGTATTAGTCTTTACAGTTGGTAGAAACATTTCATTTGCAATCATATCGGCTTTCAGTGACAACGTAGCCGCAAGATATGAAAACATTTCAAGCATCATCATTCCCAAGTCAGATTCTGCAAAGTTATTGTAATCCAAAGGGTAAACTGCTTTAAGATAGTTTGTTAAAGCGAACCTATAATCATCAAAATCTGCAACTGAATAATCAATTAAATCAGCTTTTAAATTATCAGGAATAACTCCTAATTTTAAGAAATCACTAGCAACAGTGCCATCAAAAGCGCTAGTGTTATAAAGACCTTCAAGAGTTGCCATTATACTATAATCTCCAAAATACGTTCTCGTAGGGTATCACCCTTCAATGCTATCAAACAAGTTATTAAAACTCTGTTATAATCTACATTTCCAATTGATTCATCAACAGAGATTTTTAAGTTTTTCAAATAAACCCTAGGCTCATACCTAGCAATAACCGAATCAATTTCATGTTTTAGTGAGTTTTCCAAATCCTTATCAGCCTGTTGAAAACAAGCTTTACGAAGACTTGTACCGAAATCAGGTCTCATGACACGCTCTCCACGATTAGTTAAAAGTAATTGTTTGAGTCCTCCTAAAATAGTTTCCATTCCATCAGTCCGAGTAAAAAATCCACCTGCTCCAAGTACTACAGGGAACGCGACACCTTTCATCGAAGGTATTCTCGATGTTGTAATGTATTCTACTCTTTCGCTAAATGGCATTATACTGAGATATTTTTAAAGTATGCTTGTTGAGCGTCATAATTATCAGTGACCTCTTTAGTAGTTAGGGCTTTTCGGTATATCTTAAAACTTCCCACAAATCCGTCCAAACCACTTTGAGCGCGGGCAATGTTGCCGCCGATGGAAAGTGCATCAGAAGGAGCATACGTATTAGAATACGCATGCTGCCCTATTAAGCCATTTCCGGTATAGGTACTTATATGATAAGTATCATTTGTATTGTACCCTAAAAATCCTGGGTCGTTTCCAGGAATTGCAACTCCCTGCTGGTTTACCATACATTGAGATATTGAGTCAGTAAAGCCTCCACCTATAATCCACGGTGTAAATTTTGTGCCTAACTCAGAATCTAAACCAACACGCGGTCCATACCTAAGTCCAGGATTATAACTTGCCTCATAAATTTGAGTCGAGGTTGTTGGTGGTAATTGTTTTGTTAGACTGGGAATGTTTAATGATTCCCCAGTAGGGACATCAAAAGAAGTATTTAAGGCAGTGGACGCCAAAGATTCCCCATCCAAATAGACCGTGACAGAATTAGATACATAATTAAAAACTACAGAATAGTGACAAAACTGACCACTACAATCCAACACATTCCGAGTGTTGGTAGTCGTCACAGTCGAAGATGGAATATAAAGACCTAGCTCGGTAACATTGGTTGGGTCCGGGGTATCAGAGTCTGAGGACTCTGCTATACACACTGAATGTCCGAATCTACCTGTGTTCTCATTGTTGGACACGGTTGGTGCAACGAAAAATTCTACACCACTCGGAGCTGTGCTCCCACCTCTATCCCGCCACCCCATAATCATTCCATGAACTTTTGAGAAATCAGTAGTTTTAGTTTGAGTTCCTGTAGATATAGTACGTTTTGCGTTAGTAAATGTTTGAGAGCCTCCCAATGTTCCTGCTGGTGAACTAATAACATCACCTCCACTGTTCTCATTTGCAAGAACAATCTTGTACCGATGGACATCAGTCATGGAACTTAAATCAGGAACGTGTACCCAAAAATCAAAAGAAAATCCTCCATCAAGATTTGTTTCCTTATTAAGTTGTGTATTAAGTGTTAGCGCATTTAATGCATTATTGTTATTTGGAATTCTAACATAAGACCCTCCAGAGGCAGGCTTATCTAAACCACTCGGATTGTAGGCAGCACCTTGTAACCTTGGTATAGAAACACCGGATGGGAAAACATAATCTATACTAGACCCTACTAACTGCCCTTCTAAGAAGCCGTAGTAATCTGGTGCGAGGTTATCCAAGTTGGCTGCGAAAGTTGTGTCGGCGCTAGCATCACATACATGAGGCTTGATGAAGTTATAGTTTACAATTAACCCCTCTCTAGTAATCGAGTCATTAAGTGTTTTAATAAAACTTCCAGTTCCAGAAGGACCTGTACCTCCAGAAGCGCTTTGTACAGAAAGGAAATCATTAGGTGCAATACTTTCAATTTCGAAATGATTCAGTACAGAGAAAGGTTGAGCCTGCGTAATATGAAACGTTGGGCGGATTGGAAGTATGCTATCCTGTAAATCTTCTGAAACAATAATTAAGTCTCTTTGAGTATCCAGCGACACATTTTGCCCAGAGCCCTTTAGAAACGAAAAATCATTAATAGGGATACGGTCTATAACTTCGTATGTTACGTTATCGAGTGTTCCTGTTTTTTGAACAACAATATTTTCTCCAAGTCCTGTGGAAAAAACGTCACTCCCAAAAGTAGCATTTCCGAACGCATCAGTTAGCTGAAACTGATGTGCCCCAAAAGCTCCAACCAATTCAAGTTGTTTTTTTCTTTTTCTTATCTTTTTATCGTAGGCAGCCGCGATTGCAGCAATGCTTCCAAAATAACTATTTGCCAGAGCAGTTTCATCGTTATCCCTAAGTTCCTCAATCTGACCAGATACTAACCCGATGTGACGACTTTTATCCCCCTCAAAAGTGGCAATCACGTCATCAACATCGAACAAAGCCTTAATAGTTTTATTTGTAACTTGGTAATCCGTACTGAAAATCGTATTAGTTAATTCCTCAAAATCCTCCGCACCGTAGTGCTGCCCTTTACCCCCAATATTTGGGGCATAATCAAGATTCCAAGTTGAAGAAGCTGCGGCAAATCCCGATACTTCTGGGATACCACCCTTTCTTGAGTCGTAGTATAATCCATCCTCAGAAAGAACAAATTGTCCTTTTGTAGATACCGGAGGTCCATACTCCAAATCGAATAAAGGAGCTTCCCCTCCTGTAACTGCTTGAGAGTCTAATGCAAATTGTGCTAGGAAGGCTTGATTTTCTTCAAAGGGAAGTATGATATTATTCTTTACAAACTCCTCGTACCTTGCTGCCATATCTTCCAGAAGAGGGTCAGAAACAATCCATGATGTGTCAAGTTCAGGCTCGGCATCAAGACCATTTGCTCTATTCTCTAAAACCGTTTTAATATTATCCTGAACTGCATTAAGTCCTTGAATCTCATTCAAAGTATCAGCTAGAGAAGTTTGGAGTAAATCTAGTTGGTCTCTAACACTCCCGCTCTCTAGCGGAGATTCTATCGTTGAAGTGAACTCACTAAGATTACTCACCAAAGATTGAGCATCCGCATTGGTAGCGAACCCAGAATCCTTAAAGGGGGAAAGTACGTTAGGGTCATCTAGAGCGCCTTGTATTAAATTGGAAACACTTTTTACAGGCTGAACGAGATTATTAATGCCTGCCTGGACTTTCTCCAAACTAGCAAATCCTTCTACAACAGCTTTACCCCCACTCTGTAAAGAGGCAGCACCTCGACCCATTAATTTTTGAAATCTTGCAGTTAACTCCCCTGCCTTGGACATCAGTTTAGATTTCTGTGATGCAAGAGAATTACTTAAAGCTGTTAGCGAAGTTGAAGGCAAACACCTTAATTGTGTAGTAGTTAAAGCGTCAACTCCCATTACCAAATCCCCTGTCTAGTATATTCTTGAACAGCAGAGGTATCCCATCTGCTTATTGTAGCTCCATCTGGATAATGCTCCCGAACTACAACTGTAGCCGCCATTTGAGCACTACTTCCTGGTTTCATTTCGATGAAGTCTTTTGCTTGTAAAAATAATGAAGAGTCTAGCACAGACAAAGCTGCCTTCCCAGGAATTAAAGCTTCATTAACTACAGTTGAAATTCCCTGAGAATAATCCCAGACACTGTGTTGTAAGGTAACACCATCACCGTAGTATATGCCTGAAGTAGAACTTGGGAGTCTGTTCTCCCAAGATGTCCATCTAACTGATACATTTCTATCAACACTTCCAGTATTACCACACTGAACCATCATCACCTCAACATACTCCACATTATCCGGCGCTGAGTATACTGTTGTAAACTCATTTGCGCTAGGAGTATAGCCTTTAGTGTGCATTACTGAAATTGTCATGTCTTATATACTTAGTCAATATTTGGGTCAAACTTTATAAGAGTCCCCATAAGAAGAAATGTAGCTCCCTGAGCAATATTTCTTGTTTCATAATAATCAGTGGGAGATGCCAGCGGCATAGAAGATGCTCTATCTAAATCAGTCCAAACTTGGGAATGAACATTCCCAGTAGCTAATTGCCAGTGGTCGTTTATTTTCATATTCCCAGCAGGTCCGCCGGAAGCCCAAAATCCAATATATCCGTGTATTTGTCTAGACATTATCCAGGTCCTCCAGTACGCTTTTGCCCAGTCTCTACGCCGCCGTGCGTATGGGTGACAAGGCTTATGCCATTAACTTCAATATCCCCCGCAACTCCGATGGCGTTAATAATAGGAGAGGTGACCGTAATCTCCTGACTGGAATCAATGTTTAATGATTTCTCAGCTGTAACAGTTATATCCTGCTCAGCTGTAACATTTATATCCTGCTCAGCTGTAACATTTATATCCTGCCCAGCTGTAACATTTATATCTTTGACCGCATTAAGTTTTATATCCCCAGCAGAGTGCACATTTATATCCCCTTCGACGTTGTTACTTATGGTAATGTTCCCTTTACCATTGTTAACGATAGAAATATCTTGAATACTTTCTCTCCCTACAGTTAAACTTATACACCCTTCTCGGCTGTCAACTAGGAGATTATTACCACATTCAATTTGAATAGCATTTTGCCCAATTAAATCATCCCCACTTTGAATACGTATGAAATTGGGGTTTTCGCGACCATCCGAAATCATGATACGGTCATGACCTCTACCTACCCCATCATTAATCAGAATGTGTTTACCTGTTCGTGTGGAAAGTTTAATCCAATCTTCCTGGACTGGTGTTTTCTCATCGGAGGAATCTTTATAGACTTTCTCAGAAAGTTCAATTGTATGGTCTGAGGGAGTTTTCCAAACATGCTTTTGGGGGATATTATTACCTTTGTACGTATCAATCTTATTAGGATTCCCTCTCCCATAAGAAAGCTTTGAACCTTCATGGCTATGGGTCATTTGGGATGTGTCTTGCCACACACCAGTTATCCAATACCACTCCAGCACCTCTCCAGTATTGATTTGAGCAATGGCAACATAAGACCCAATCTCAGG